GTATTAGGATCTACGAAAGGAGTTTTTTTCATTTGATTTATAGTTTTTTGCATAAACTGCTCAACTTCATTAGGAGGTATTTGTCCTACATTAATGTAAAAAGTCCTTTTTTCAGGTGCTCTCATTATACGATGAATAAGCATCGCATCTTCCATAAGAGTAAGTTGTTTAAAAATCTTTCTTGCTGGTTCTATAAAAGAACGGCCATAAGGTAAGTAATGAGTATCAGATATTAATCTAAAATGAGCTATTTCATAATTATCAAATTCTATTACTTTTCTATTACTCTTAGGTTTATAATTTGGTGATTGAGAAGAAGCTAATCCGTCAGGATCTAATTGGAATGTTACTTTAGCAGGATTTTCTTTATCTAATCCTTCTTGTCTAGTCATATGGTAAACAGTATAAGGTAGTACGTTATATACTCCAAATTTTTCTGCTATTTCTAATTTTAAAAAGAAATCACCATACTTACACATATTACGAGTCCAAGACCATAAATTAAATTCTATATTTAATACGT